GAGAGACTTACCAGCCGGTGCTGCACGGATATCACTGCGGGCATGAACCGGGTGAAGACAGCGTTTATGTAATCACCAAATCAGCCACCTCCGCCGCCCTTGCCGCTATCGAAGCGCGGGGAGTGGAGAAGGCGCTGGCCGTTGTTTCTGCTTGTCGTGAAAACATCTGTCCCGGTGGCTTATCTGAAAATCGTCAGTATGAAGAATCTATCGTCCACCCTCACTTAGATGGAATTTCTGATGAACTGGAAGCCTTGGTCGCCGAGCTTCGGGAGGCCAAATGAAAGAGCTCAACTTTGACCCAGCCGATCCGGACAAAATGAAGCTTCCGGCGGGAAAGACGTGCGGAGACTGTGCGCACATTCGGCGCTGCAAGGCAATTTTCGGACACGTTGAAACTGACACCTATTGCGACTGGTCGCCATCGCGCGCGGTATTCATGGATAAAGTGGAGGCCAAATGAAAGAGCGCTCATACGACAACCGCAAGGCTCGCATTGAGAAGAAATTTAGCACTGAAGCTATGCGCCTGCTGATGGCCCTCATGCCGCGCCAGTATCCTGCTGATGAATTCGAATTGGGATGGGGCTATGAATGCCGACTTGATTTCGACCAGTGGCAAGTAACCACCGTTGATTATTGGGGAGAGGCTGACAGCTACGATGCGTTTTATCTGCTTCATGACGCACTGATTTTGCAAACCACTGACTGGGACGGAATCGGTAAAGCCCACGATGCTGCAGGCTGGGAAAATTACGATTCCGTTGACGAATCCCCATTCTATTCGCCGTGGCGTCTTGGTGATGTAACCCGCCGCGAAATCATCGCTCACTGCCGCAAATTGGTTAAGGCTGGCGTGTGCTGGGAGGTGCGTGATGCCAGCAAATGAATTGAGCCTCGAAGGCAAAAGCATTCTCGACATGTGCTGTGGCTCCCGCATGTTCTGGTTCGACAAGGAAGACGAACGCGCCGTATTCAGCGACAAGCGCAGTGAGAACCATACCCTGTGCGACGGCCGGAAGCTGGTTATCTCCCCTGACCTAATCGCCGACTTCACCGCGCTACCGTTCGACGATTGTACCTTTCCTGTTGTCGTGTTCGATCCGCCGCACCTGGAACGCGTAGGACCAAACGGTTGGCAGGGCAAAAAGTACGGGAAGCTCGATCGCGAAACATGGCGCGATGAACTGCGTGCCGGGTTCACCGAAGCTTTCCGCGTACTGCGGCCACACGGCGTGCTGATATTCAAGTGGAACGAAACCCAGATACCGGTTAGCCAAATCATCGCCCTAACAGACGAGAAACCAGCTATCTGGCAGCGCACCGGCAAGAGCGATAAAACGCACTGGATCATCTTCGTAAAGGGGGCTGAAGCCCAGGAGAAAGCATTATGAATCTGACAACCCAACAAATTTGCGATATCTGCGACCTGATAGGCATCAACTACGAACAGCCTGATGCCGGTATGTTGGAAACCGAGGTGTGGATCGGTGAAGGCACCATCGCCGGTGAAAACGGTGAGCCCGACTATCACGGCCTGATTGCTCACGATGCTGAGTATCCGGAAGAAGGTGCGATCGCCCTGGAGCGTGCCTGATGGACAATAAGCTGAGCGAACTGAGCAAGCCGGTTGGGTATTTCCTCGAGTGGCAAGATGAAGAGACTGGCGAAAGAGAATGGTGTGAATGTAGCAAAGAGAATGGCGCGCCCCTCTACTCGCAAGAGTACGTATCCGCCCTGCAACGCGAATCCGCTGTTAACTGGGAGGCTGCGACATCATTGGTCGCAGAGAACGAGGAGCTGAAGCGTGCCCTGGAAGCGAAGGACAAAGAAATTGACGCGGCAAACGCCAGAGTTGATGTTATGTGCGCCAAAGCAATGAACCTGACCGAGCGTGCCGAATCAGCAGAAAAGCAGCTGGCTACGCCGGTGCGGTTGCCAAACAAGAACGACGACGAGTTTTGGTTCGATGGCTTGTTCCAGTTGACGCGGTTCGACCGTGCAGTTGAACGGGCTCTCCGCACCGCCGGGTTCAACGTCCAGGGGGATGAGTAGATGGCAATCGACACCCGGACAGATGCCGAAAAATCGGCAGCGGCAAAGGCTTTACATGACCGCCAGCGCCACTATGACCACCTTCACCATATGAGTAGGCTTCTTTGGCTTGAGCAGGTTCCATGCTTGTATGCGGGCAGAGAAAGAGTGCCTGAACACCACAGATTGACGCTATTGCGCGGTTCTAAAGAGTGCTTGCGACGAATAAACGAGCATGGCAGCAGCACAAACTCAGTTTCTTTGTACGATGCCGATTATCTGGCGGCACTTGATGAATTTGAAAAGACAGGAGAATTAAGGTGGGACGCATGACACAGACACTAACGACTGAAGAGCTGCGCCAAATCGTAGAAACTGATCACACTCAATGCGGCGATGCTGCTGCAATGGCCCGCGAACTCCTGGCTAACCGGGAGGCGCAGCCGGTGGCCTACCTGAAGAAATCAATCATCGATTCAGAGCGGTTTGATAGCGCAGACCCTGAAATAATCCTGCATCCAAATACACCGGAGGGATGGCTCTCAGAGTATCAAGCTGTGTTCACCGCCCCGCCAGCGCCAGCAGTGCGCACAGCAAACTGCCCGTTCTGCGGTAGGCGGCAACCGGATGGCGGCAATTGACTCTCACACCACCGCATTTATACTGTATGCATAAACAGTATTTATTGTGGTGTAAGCATGACAACAAAAAACGGCCTCGGCTATCAAGTCGTCTATCGCGGCGAAACCCTACCCAATTTCGTAGAGGGCGGCTGGGTGTTCTTTCAGCGCCTCAAAGAGTACGGAGGCGGCTACTGGCTCGGGCGCACATACAACGATGCGTTCATATTCGGGCTTGAGCGACCAACGTCGCTATTTGAAGGCATCCAATTCATCCTGGCTTCAAGGTCAGTCGAGAGAAACGCAGACCAGTTTGACGACGATTTCACCCTCTTCTAAGAAGGAAACCACACATTGCTGCTAATGCCAGACGATAACGAAATTCTCGAACAGCTCAGCGCTACCGGATCCACCCCTGATTCAGTTGCAAACCTTCTCCGCTGTGCTGGTTACAAAGGTATGACCGGCATAGCCATACGCAGACGGCTAATCAGGCTGGAAAAAGAAAAGGCTGTTGAGCGCGTTCGCCGCCCAGACATCAAAAAAATCTGCTGGGCACCAACCACCAAATAACGCTTCCCCACCGGACAAAATGAAACCTCGAATTCCACAACGAATCAGCATCAAAGCTGAGGGGGTTATATGCGCCTATAAGGCTGGCAAAAAGACACCCGCACGAACATACCAGCATAACCACTTAACACTGCCAGTGGCCCGCTGCTGGCGTTTGCTTTCAAAAGACAACGGCCATTCATGGGTAGTTATGAGTCATGAGCGGTACAACACACAGATAAGGATCAAAGCATGACCAATTATGAACTCCTGCAGTACCTGATTGCTGACGGTGGTTTTTACATCCGGGATGAGCACATAACCTTGCTCAGAAAAGCCTTCCCTAACGAAAACATCACGCCATCCAGAATATCGGCGTTGCGCTGCTCAATAACCCAGTCCGAGTACGTCACCGCTGAAATCGTCTATATCAGATCTAATATCCGCGCCTTGAAGGTTTTAGCCGTAGATCCTCAGTACCAAACCTATGCCAGAGCCAGACCAAAAGAAAGCTTCCAGAAAATCACTGATAGCTATCTACGAAGCGAACCGCCAGAAGTTGTCCGTCACATTCTTCTCGTCCAGCAATTCAACAAGCTACTCGCACCAGTAACCCACCAGCGCGCCTACTGATACCGGAGCATCATCATGACATTTGGATATAAAAACTTAGCGCACCAAGCCGCTGAGGCGGAACGCCGTGCCCAATATTCCGACGCGGCCAGTATTTGGCTTAAAGCATTCGAAGTGGCTCGGGCGGTCGATGTGGTGTGGGTACAAATCCGCATCGATTTTTGCGTTAACGCGGCATCGCGCAACTGGGGCAGATAACGATGGCCTATCAACTTATCTATGCAGATCCGCCCTGGAGCTACGGCAACACAATCAGCAATGGCGCAGCAGGTAATCACTACAGCACGATGACCATGGCCGATTTAAAACGCCTGCCGGTATGGGCAATCTCGGCCCCTGATAGCGTTCTTGCTATGTGGTACACCGGCAATCACAGCCAGGAAGCGATAGCGCTGGCAGAAGCCTGGGGGTTCAGCGTAAGGACAATGAAGGCCTTCACCTGGGTAAAGCTGAATCAGCAAGCCGAACTACGGTTCAACAAGGCCCTGAAGCAGCAGCTCATCTTCGACTTCACCGAATTATTGGACATGCTGAATGCCGAAACCCGAATGAATGGCGGCAACTATACCCGGGCCAATTCAGAGGACGTGCTGATCGGGGTTCGCGGCCAGGGCATTGAACGTGCCAGCGCATCGATAAAGCAGATTGTCTTCAGTTGCCTTGGCGAACATAGCCAGAAACCATGGGAGGTGCGTCGCAGGCTTGAGTTGCTTTATGGCGACGTGTCCAGAGTAGAACTATTCAGCCGGGGCGATGCGCCTGGTTGGGATCATTGGGGGAATGAATGCCCAGTAAACAGCCTGAGCCTGATTCCGGCAGCGTTCAGAAAAACCTTCTCCGTAGCACAGCCCGAGAGCTTCTAAAGGATTTCGATTCCCCCACCAACAAATTCACCCTTCGTCAGCTACTCGATAAACACGCAGTAAAGATCGCCCCCTACTGGCCTAAGACTCCGCCGGTATGGCTACGCCTTTGCTGTGAGGTTCACCGAGTGCGGGAAGGGAAATAGCCGAGGCATTCAATGTCAGAAATAAATATCAACGATGTGCCATTCACACTCGCCGAGGCCGCAGCGTACTTGAAAAAGTCCCAAAGAACAGTTAGAGGCCTGATTAAGTCAGGCCTGCTAACAGCGCGTAAAAGCGGGCCGAACGGCAAAGGGCATTATGAAATCCTCAAATCAGAGTGCCTTGCGTATTACGGCAGAGCAGCACAAACTCAGGCCGTGAATGCAGACGGCCATCAACAGAAAGGTAACAGCAGATGGCCCTTAAACAACGTTACGGCAATTGGTACTGCGACTATGTCGAACCGGGCAGTGGCAAAAGAGTTAGGCGCTGCCTTGACACGACAGACCGGAAACAAGCGCAAGAACTCTACGATCAGTTAAGAGCAGAAGCTTGGCGGGTAAATAAATTAGGGGAGATTGCTGAGCATACTTTTGATGAAGCCTGCTTGCGCTGGCTTACGGAGAAAGATGAAAAGCGCTCACTGGACGATGACCGCACGAAGATAGAGTTTTTCCTTCAGCACTTCTCTGGGAAAAACCTTTCGTCGATCACGGAGGATAGAATTATGGCTGCGGTCGCCAAGATGCCCAATAGGAAGCACCGGCAACGCTGGGATCTGAAAAAGAAAGCTGCGGAAAGGCGAGGAAAGCCAATCCCAGAATACGAACCTAAGCCGGTATCAGCGGCAACTCGTAGCCAGCATCTTTCTTTCATGAGGGGGCTGATGAAAATTGCTGCTGATGAATGGAAATGGTTGCGTAAGGCTCCAGTGATCAAGGTCAGGAAGCCGGTGAGTAAACGAGTGAGGTGGCTTACCAAGGATGAGGCGGCCACTCTACTCAAATGCATGCCAGAGCAATTCCGTCCCGTTGTCGTGTTTGCTCTGGCAACGGGACTTCGCCGCTCTAACATCATTGACCTTGAATGGTCGCAAGTTGATATGCAAAGAAAGGTTGCCTGGATACATCCAGAGAACGCTAAAGCAGGTAAAGCCATTGGTGTGGCCCTAAATGATACCGCATGCAAAACGCTGAGGGATCAGATTGGTCGCCACTCCCGTTATGTGTTTGTGCATACGACGGCGCGCAAACGTCCTGGCGGAGGTATGACACCAGCAGTCAGGAAAATGCGCGTTGACGATAACTCAGCATGGAACACAGGAAAACGGCGTGCAGGCATTACCGATTTCCGGTTTCATGACTTGAGGCATACCTGGGCAAGTTGGTTGGTTCAGGCAGGGGTACCACTTTCAGCGCTGCAAGAGATGGGGGGATGGGAAAGCATAGAGATGGTTCAACGATATGCTCACTTATCCCCTTCTCATTTAACCGAGCATGCGAGAAAAATTGACGAAGTCTTGGCGGGCAATGTCACTAATCTGGCACTTTTGGAAAATGTAGCTATTGGAGAGTAAGCGTAAGTCATTGATTCTTAATGGTACGCCCTACAGGGCTCGAACCTGTGACCTACGGCTTAGAAGGCCGTTGCTCTATCCAACTGAGCTAAGGGCGCATTGGGATGCGGCAACCGGGAGTTGCGGGTTGGATTATACGGTCAGA